TAAGTGCTTTTCACTGCACTATCAAGGAAAGATAAAACCAATTTCTTGGTTTTCCTGCCAGTGGTGTCGCTACTCCGAGTCGAAGGCGGTGGAGAAGATTCCACAAATGGTAAAGCCCCAGACATGGAGCATTCTTCTTGAGGATTCTCAGAAACCTCTTGCATGTTTGCACTCCCCGATGTGGGAGCGGCGTTTTCCTTGTGGGAGTCGAGTTGAGACATGGTTAAGAACCTTGGATTAAAAGAAATCCATTCGTGAGCGCTCATCAGGGTTCAAAAGCTCACCCTAGTGTCTTAGAAATCACTTTCATACACTGGTGTTAAATCTTCATAATTCACGTCTACCCCCAACCAAGAAAATCCGAATTCTCGGAGTTCAGGGTCAGGGAAGGGTTCATGAGTTTGAAGGTTAGTAAGCAAAGGTTCTGAAGCCTTTGACAACTTGGAAATCATCGCATCCTCCACTGTTCCTTGGACCCGTAGTTGATGCAACAATGCCACAGTATCAACTACAGCCTTGATTAGGCTTCGGGAGTCTAACTTGGAAGACTGCCTGAACAAACCCATTCTAGCTGCATCAATGTTTGCAGGATTGTCTAAATTAGGCATCTCCACGTCTAAGTCTAGAAGTCGAGCTCTCAAGAGCGGGGACAAATTGTCCCTATACGACCACAATTGATGCAGGAGGTCATCAAAATCATGTGGATGGGCTTTAGCAAGATCAGGGTCTATACCAAGAAGTTTAGCCAGCCCAATAGCACACTTCTCATTCATTAATTCACCAGGAGTGCCACTGCTTAACAAATTCATGATTGAAGAAGTTGATTGCAATTTAACACTCAATGGCTCGAGATTTAGGGCAGGATACTTAAAAACAAGGGCGACCCCATTGTTGGTCCGACCTGTTCTACCAATCCGTTGAGTGATATTGTCATCACTCTCTTCAAAATACATTTGAGTGGGCCCCTCAATAGACCCCTCATCTTGAACAGTGAAGCCAATGTTACTAGTAAAGACATGGTCAACATTTGGCAAAGTAATGCCAACATCTGCCACAGAAGTGGCCAATATCACATTAAATTGAGAGAAATCCATCAATTTAGAATGAGAGCTCAGTATGCCCACCTTTCCTTTAAGTCTAGGTGCCATAGACTTTGCAATGGCAATGGTCTGCACAAACACCAGACAATGGGCCACCCCTGGCAAAGCATTGATACAATTAACAACATTGTCCTGATAATTGTTGAGGGCAGAACCCAGAGAACTGAGGTCGCCATTCACAATATTGCTGACATTAACCGCCCATAAGGAGGCAGTCGTTAAATTAATTGAAATAGTCCAATCCTTGAGATGGCCAGGAGGTGTGGCCGAAGTGAACACACAACCGACTTTTCGGTCTTTCAACAAAGACGTTAAGAGTAGGTATGCAGGTTCTTGAACATGGCATTCATCGACCACTATTAAATAATCTGGCGCCAGCCATGCAGGATGAGCCAATAATTCTTGAGCAGTCATATACCAGACTGGTGCCCGTTGGTCTAGTTCCACCCCAGTGGTGAGTCCAGAGACATCCACTCCAAGCACTTGTTGCATATAAGGGACAATGGACTTGACCAATAAACTCCGGGGTTCAACAACTATTATCTTCTTCCACATATGCTTAATGTTTTCATTCAAGAACCTTACCATTTGTGTTGATTTGCCTGTACCAGTGGGTGCACATACAACAAGGCTCCTTTCAGTCTGTTGTTGGGCTCGCAATTCCTTCAATAGGTCTTTATAATTTGGAGGGATAGATGCCCAGAAACTAGTCAAGATATAGTTGAAAAGGGAATCCACCCAATGCGAGACATTGGGGAGCTCGATGTTTGCCACCCATGGCACAAAATCTGGCACATGAATAAAACCACAGCATATGACTAGGCCAATTTCCAAATAAGGGAGACTAAGCCTAGTCATGTCATCATGCATTTTCCCATTCACTCCAAATTGAACTGTGGACATCGCCCTTGAAAAATTTGCCAAAATAGAGTGGGTGAACCTCATCTTAGGTTTAAAAAGTTGCATGCAAGACAAGAACACCCAATGGCGTACCAATAAAGTGGATATATTCACATGTATTGCATTATCTGTGCGAATAAATGGATCAAGAAAACTGTAAACAGTTTTCCTAGATAAACTGGCTAATTCAGCTGGAGTAATCACATGGTTTTGCGTCTGTAATAGATCCAAAGGCCAACTCATCAAATTTGCACACCGCACTTGCAACAATTTTGTATAACCAAAGTTAAAAATTGCAGGGTTTACTATGTCCGGGAGCATAGCAATCCCAGACAGCAAGGAATCAAATAAAGAAACATCCCCATAATGATACACTTCAAGATTGTCCTCTCGGTCTGTCTCAGTAATAGCCTCGTCAAGAGGATTTGTCCTGATATTGGCTTTGGGGTTGTACCAATTTGCAATGACTTCATCATACGTCTTTATGTGCAACCTATTATTGGTCACCACCCTGTTTAAAGTAGAAGAAGTCTTAATAACTTTAACTATTTTATTGTACACATCAGGGTGGTGTGCTGTCAAATCCAAATAAGACAATAACCTTTTCACCCTGTACCCAGGGTCCATAGTCTTCACTTTTGCCAGAAGTTTCCCTAAAAGTCTTTCTCTGTCATGTGAAATCACAAAAGTAGGCACCGCGTCAATTTTTGCATTGACAAAATCCAAAAGGTCACCAGGAGTTGGCACCCGCGCATGCTTACTCAAAAAGGTGAGGTCAGTCAATTTTCCACTCCCCTCTCTCCGCATTGTAATGCCAAACTTTTTCATTGACAATATAATATTGTCAAAATTCCAAGAAGCAGGGCAACCAGGCATTGTAGAAAGGAGATGGTCATCACCGAAACAGGACAACTCATTATAAAACTTGAAGTCACGGGCATTGAGTCCTGTAAGATCATGCCAAGCCATGAAATATATAATAACAAGAGCAAGTGAGTTATCCATCGAAGTTGAGGAGTGGCCAGTGGTTAACCCAGTGCCTTTCTTATAAATATCCCCAGTGGACGTGAAATTCAATAACTGAAATTTCACTTGTTCATAATTGGCATCAATGAGTTGAGCAATTTTGTCATAGTCTTTATGGTATTTGAATCCTGCCTTCCTGACTGCCTTAATAATGTCTAAAACACCACCAGACACTGTCGAATCAAAGGCTGTCATGTCACCAGCATAATGGACTGTGCACCTGGCATGTCTGGCATACAAATCACTAAGCCAGTAACCATTAGTAGGGATCCCCACTTTAATGGGAGTGTGCAACCAATCAAAATGATGGTTGGGTGCATAATTCCAGATAGTGCTGAGAATATACTGAGAAATGGGGCTACCCACAACTGTCCTGACCTTATCCTCTAAATACTTGCGAACAGGTAATGCTTCCCCTTTAACAGTTATAGCAGACACAGGGGTTAAGGCCGATGCAACCTCAAATGTCTTTCTCCACAAGATTTTGAAGTTTGCATAACCAATGGAATTGATGAACTTCCCCCGCCGTGCTTTAGAAAAAGGTTTGGATTCATCCCTCATAAATGCTCCCAAATTATACTTCTTTTCCCACATATGGATGATGTGGTTGAAAGGTGTCAATCTGGAGTGGCGGAAGATATCCCCGACAAGAAACCACACATCATCCAGATTTATATCGGGATAGTTATACCGCGGACTCTTGAAATACCTCGCAGTTGATTCCAATTCATTCTCTACTGAAGCATATTCTTCAGAGCGTCTAAATTCCACTGCTTTGACTCTCAAGGGGTCAAGCAGTTCATCAACATACAACTTAGTATGTCTGATACCGGTGGCAAAGTCAGTGCCAGAAACCACACAGCTAGAGTAGGCCGAAGCTTGAGAAAAAGCCGAAGGCTCTTCCAGTCCCACATTGATGGGCCACCCGAGGGCTTTCATGGCCAAAAGGGTGTTTTGAACACCCTCTTTATCATAAGTGGCAGACAACCCAGTGACAAAAGTCGGCAAGCTCATATCTGAGAATGCAACTGCCAACTTTGAGACCTGGGCTTGAAAAACCCCCAAGTAGTTGCGAGATTTCTCAGTTTTCATGAACCCTTGCTTTGACATATGTTTTCGGCTCACAAACTCTGATTCTACCAACAGGTTAGCAAGGACTACCACCTGAGCAGTGAAATGCCATGCAATCCATGACATAAAATCGCTATAGGGTGCGATGGGTATAAAATTCACCACCTTCACCATTAGCCCTAGCACCAACCAAACTTGGGCAGGTGTTGCCACAAATATAGCCACCGACACAACTGCAAACGTTTTGATGGATTTAAAAACTGCAGCAAGTGCCTTTTTGCTAATGAAGAAAATCACACCTGCAAAGTAGATTGACAGGACCCAAAATGGTGAATAAGACCCTTTTAAAAATGAGTCTAGCCCCAGAATGGTGCTGGACCACAAGCAACTTGCAATTTCAGAGGTGTTTAAAGTGTCAAATGCTGGATTGACTTTAACAAGCAACTGACGTAGAGGATTAAGCTCGTCCACCTCTGGTTCGGAAATCAAACTAGAAATAACAAACTGAACACCAGTGGTGACAGAAACTGTTCTGAAAAGG